CAATTGAAACTGTATTTGGTATGTAATTAACGTAGATATCTTCAGTAATACCAGCACTGTTATTATTGAGTGACATTGTTTTTGCCAATCCAATAACATCTGTACTAACACCTACACTAAATGAATTATTTAATTTATAATTAGCAGTACTTAATCCAGAAACTAAAACAGTGTCCTGATCATTTAATTCTATATTTGGTAAATGATGGGCAGTAACAGTATCTGCAGATTCCCAAACAAATACTGCTTTATCAAAGGAAGTTAATTCAGTATTAATACTAGAAACTCCAATACCAACTATTTCATCAACTTGTCCTCTAGCACCTACACCATTAGTACCATCATCATCAAATACTGTAAAGTCACCAACTTTATATCCATCACCACCATCTAATATTTGGAATGTATCTACAACACCCCTAGTTACAGACTCAACAATTGATTTTTGCTTAATTGCTTCATTAGATTCTATAATAAAATCATTATCAGCAAACTCTTCATTAACTTTATATGGTAATGTGTTTCTAGAAAGATTAGAATTATTAAAATCAAATGATTGATCTAATGTAGTATTTTCATCGATATACGGTAATCTATATGTTGGACCAACAAAATATGGATATACTGGATTATCATTAGCATCTCTAGTAGCAAAATATGCATATACACCATCTGGGAATTCTGGAGTTTTACCAAATCTTCCATTATGGATATCTAAATCACCAGATCCATCATAAACATTATCTTCAATAAAGAACTTAGAAGGATATTCTCCTATAGAAGGTCTATCAGGGTATGATGTGTTATTAACAAAACTGGATTCCATTCTTTTGATTCCAGAGTTGATATCATTAGGATCCTTATAGGCAAAAGGTCCATATATTGGATTGCCATCATATGCCCATCCAATTAATGCTGAGTGTGTTCCTACTCCAGCATTAGTAACACCCCCAATATCATTAAATGATTCTGCTATATCTTGATCATAAGCATGAATACTATATTGTAATAGATCATTATTAAGATTTTCAAGATGATCTATACCCTGCCATTGATAATTATCGATAGATAATTTTCTTATTTTGGCATTTAATAATCCATTCTTGCCCCTAGATTCTACAAATATACTTGTATTAGTAGAATAACCAATACCAGGATTAATTACAACAATATCATCTAATTGACCCAATTCATTAATAATTGGTTTTAATTGTACTCCACTACCAGTCGTTCCAGATCCAACTACACTAAGTTCTGGTAATGAGAAGTATTCTTTTCCTTTATTAACTACAAAAGCGTCAACAATTTTTCCACCTTCAATTATTGGTTTTACTTCAGCAGTTCTTCCATTTTGTATTGTTACTTGAGGATTAAAATAATGTCCAGAGATTTTTGATCCATATTTACTACCTTGATCATATAGATAAGCACCTGTTATCTCACCAGTAACAATTGGAGTAAATGTAAATGATCCAGTAACTGATGAAGCAAATGATACTTTAGCATCTATTTTTATATCTGGATATTTAAATACCTGATAACCAGTACCAGTAGAATTTAATCCAACATAATTACCTCTTTCATAATTTACAGTAGATGTTCCACCAATTCCTGCATCCGCTAATCTAAACGAATTGTCATTTAATTTAATAACCTTATATGAATGAGTAGTATCTAATCCCTGAATTGCCTTTGGTTGAGTAGATCCTATTCCAACCATAGTAGAATATTCTACTAAATCACCATCTCTAAACCCATGATTGTTAAAATTAACACTATCGAAAGCGGTTGAAATTCCTGAAGGATTTACAGGTAATTTTCTATATTGGAAATCATAACCAGAATTTAATACCTTAATTTTTCTTAGAGTATTCTTAGATTCTGTTCTAAACTTATGGAAACCAGCAGCACTTGTTGCTGTAGAGAATCCTATGGTATTAATACCAGTGACACCAAACATGGCATCTGCTTCAGTTTTAAATAAGAATATCCTCTTTGGATTAATGACCTTAATGAAATAAGGTGCACCATTAACTAAAAATTCAGTAACAACATTACTAACTTCTTTGAATTTAGTAATTCCTACAGAATCTTGTCCATTACTATTATAAAAAACTTTTTGACCATCAACAAGATTATGATCAGATTTAAATGTTATTGTTTCTTCTTGTATATCTAAACCACCTGAGAAGAATATATCTCTACTATCAAATTGAATTTCTCTAAATCTTGGACCAGTTATTGGTTCCAACAAACAATCTTTACCATTACCACCAGTTAAACTTACAGATAAAACCTTATCAATATCAAAGTTTTGCTCATCTACAAGAACTTCTTTAACAGTTCCATTAATAATAGGTTCTGCATAAGCAGTTGTACCATCCGAATCTAAAGGTGCTTCTATTGATAGTTTTGGTGGATTAGCAACATCATATCCAGTACCACTGTTATATACATCAATAGAGGACACAGGACCATATGACATGGTTTCATTTGCTATGGTAGATCTTATCTGAACACCATCTATTAAAACACCAATATCATTTACAGGTACATCTTTCTTTGTAGTAACACTTAAATCTTGAGATAATGGGAATTTTCTTAAAATTCTATTCTCATATAACTGTCTTTGATAATGATTTTTAAGAATGAAACTATGAACATGTGTACCACCTGCTCCAACTGGATCATTCCAAGTTACACTACTAGCACTACCAACAGCACTAATAGAGTTATATAAACTTATAGTTTTTCTATCAGAACCTTCAGCAATACTTATATAATAAGTCTCACCATCATCTAAACCATTAAATGGAATTCCAACATTACCTGCAGAATCTCTCACCTGATAGATGACATCATTACCTGTAATAAACTTTGTTGGAGTAGATAATTTAAACGCACTAAAGTCGTATTCTAATCCACTAATAGGATCTATTTGAGTAGCATTAGTAGAAGCAGTACCAACCTGATCATCTTGAACAAGTGTAATTCCACTTAATGGATAATGAAGTTCTGATACAAACTGTTCTAATTTAAGTGTACGACTTGGTAATGAGTTAGAAGCAACATAACCATCTTTTTTACCATCAACATAAACGTTTAGTATATCTGAAAGAATAACACTATTTGATGCCCCAATACCAATTGAAGTTCCAGGTATTGTTACTGAATCGGTAGTTTTTACTTTATTTAAATTTCTTCTTAAATCATACTTAGCACCTGAATTTGGTTCTCCTGTAATAAATGATACTCCATCTAGAGTAACTACATTAGAAGAATCAATTCTCTTAATTATACCACCACCAACTACTGACATAGTGCCTCTTCTTAAGAAGCTAACATTATCACCAACTTTTAAACTTGATTTATCAATATTACTTAATAAAGTAAAGGAGGTTTGTCCTGACTGTATACTTGAAACCTGATACCTAGAACTAGTGTTATAGATCCAACTATTAGCAAAAACTTCTTTATATGATTGAGTAGTCTCTGGTGTGTTTAGTATAACTTCACCAACATTCTTTATAGAAATCTCTTCACGTTCAGAAACTAATGATATATCTTCGCCAGCAACAAACTTAGATAGAACACCAGTAATTCTTATTTCGCATTTTTTAGATATATCTCCATTTTCATATCCATATACATTTTCAGAAGTTCTTATACCATTTCCTTGATCAATAGTATTAAGGATATTAGAACACCCAAAGAATTGATTTATTGACTTATTAGTGTAAGTAATAACATTATTTTGATCTTGAGCAATAAGTGATCCTGTATTACCAAAACCAATAGTCGAATCTACAGAGATAATAGAAGATCCAACAGAAACTGATTCTAAAACTTTAGTTTTTGCTTGAATACTAAAAGTTCCTTGAATTGTATCTCTATCATCAAATCCAACAAATAATGATAGTTGATAATAAGTTTTACCTTCTCTTGTTATAATCTCAACTTCAGATACGGAAGCATTAGTTCCATTATCATTTGATTTGTATATTGTCTGTCCTACTAGATTATATGGATCACCAGATATTGCTTCTGCAACAACTATTTCTCTACGAATAAATTCCGCAGTTGATGGCTTTACTAAACGTTCTTCAAGATCTAATACCTTAGCTTCAACACCATATAAGAGTTTGAATAGTATTATTATAGACTCTTGAATACCTTTTGATTGGTAGAATGATCTAGCATTCTTTATAAAGTTACCAACATCAATACCAGGATAGAATGTTTCATCCTCCAAACCTGGTAAAAAGGTTCTTTTTATCTTCTTATAAAACTCTTGTAAAAATAGTACGCTTAAATTAGTAACTACTGAATTAATGTTATGAGAAAGAGCATTAGTTTCATTAAATACTAAACTTTCTCTATTAACATCTAATAATGAAGATGAAATACCTACATTATATCCACTTACACCACTAAAACCACGAATACATCCAGTGAAAGTAGTGTCTGTTTTACCTGTATATGATATAATCTCATCACCAATCTTAATAAGACCGTAAGAACTAGGAAATCCTTTAGTTGAAGCAACTGTAATAGTTGTATCAGAAGCACTAATATCTGCAGGTAGAGTAGTTGTTCCAGTAATAACTTCTGGAACTAGGTTATCAACTTTAAGATATCGATCTAAATTGTCAATTAGATCAGTAGCACCACCTTGATACTCTTGAGAAATATAGTATTGCTTTAGAAAATCAGTTGCTAATGGAAAATCAGCTACCACGAATTCGGGTAACTGACTTTCTATTATTTTATTGACTTGTACTCTTCTGTCAAATTCTATGCTCATTCTACTTTCTTTCTATTGATCCGTTAGAATAACTTGATGTATAATAGTCTCTTGAGAATACAACGCCCGAAACGTCTTCACCAGAAGCAATTACATCTTTAACCATATTTATCTTACTATTAGAAACATCAAAACTTAAGTATAAATCCTTCAATCCTATGATGTCATTAGAATCTGGAAATGCCTGTATTTCGATTAAATCGTTGGCAGAGACTGTAGATGTAATGTTAACGGTATTAATAAGGAGTTCTCCTTTGTTATAATCAACTGTACCGACATCCTTTTTAACAATCTTCATTTCATTCTTATCATCTTTGGATACGATACATAAAACACCTTTTTTACTACCATCCAAATCACCTATACTATTTTTATTTGGAATATCAGTCAAATAAACAGTATTTGGATATCCAGAAATATTAAATCCAGTACTTTTTATGTTAAACCCTGCTTGATTTATATAAAAACGATTACCATAACATAATTCATACTGTGCAAATTGGTTTATCAAGACCTTCATATCTCTTCTAATTTTCACTTTGGTGATATTAGAAGTAATAGCATTGTTAACCCTATCAATCAGTTGGTTAATTTTACTAAATTTAAATCTACCACCAAATTTATTAATTTCTACATTATTACCATACTTTTGAAGAGTGTTGACAATATTACTTCTTAGTAAATTACCACTTGAGAATTGAGAAGTATTATAATAAACTGTTGAATCAATCTCCACATATAGTATTTTAAGGTCAACAATCTCAGAATTAATACCAGCAATAGCATAACTCTTTAATTTATTTTTAATTTGATGCTTATCAAAATCAGAAACAAATGTTCCATTTTTTGGTTTAATACTGATTTTTACCTTACCAAACTGTGGTGGATCTAATTCTTCACCACCAACAACCGCAACAGACTCTGTTGCAGGATAAATTGACTGTATTATTGCTTCATAATCTCTTGGCGTAACTGCCCTGTATTGTGCCGAATATAGTCTAGGAGCCAAATACTTGATTGACGCTAAATCTTCGTTCTCAGACCCATTTGAGGCACGATTAACGGTAGTTACTGTTACAGTATCGACTGGTATTACCGATACAGTGTCAACATTATTAGTTAAAAGATAGTCACATGTTCCTTGGAAGTCAAATATACCCGTAGATCCTGCTTTTCCACCTGCTCCATTACCTTCAGCACCATCAGTTACGATATATCTAACCAAAATCTGAGCATTATTCTCAAGTTTTTTACCAAAGAAACCATCACCAAAGAGAATTTCTACCTTTTCATCCTGAACCTCTTGAATTAAGAAGATTTCAGAGTCTTTATTCAAATTAAGGATATTATCAATCTTTCTATACTCTCTACCTTCACCCGTTTCATTAGTTCCTTTAACTTTAACTACTATAGTTGAAGTATCAATCTGAGAATTATCTAAAATAAACCTTTGATCTTGACTACTATTGACTAAAAACCTAGTTTCAACTGCAGTTCCCTGTCTTACTTCGATATTTTCAAAAGATGCTACTCTTTCACCTAGAGTATTAGTTGCTACGTTTGCTGTAACAGGGTTTGATATTGAAAATCTATAGTTTGTGTTATTAGCGTTTCCTACACATACAATACCAGGTCTTATTCTAAGTTGTCTTATATCATTATTACTATCTTGTATCTTTACATCAAAATTAACTGTTGCTGTTGCTGCAGTTTTAGATCTAGGTACATATCCAATGTTACGAGCAAGTGATATTACGTTCTCTCTTACAGTAGCAGAGTCTAAAAATGACTCATTTACCACTAAATTGGCATTAAATGCGTTAATATAGGTATTATATGCTAAGGCATCTATTAAAACAGAAAAATTAGACCCTTCAAAGTCAAAATCAGTAAAATTTGAGTTGGATTGTAAGAAATCCTTTAACTGAGTTTTGATCTGATCATAATCTAGCGTACTAAATTGGGTGAATGGCATTATCTTATCTGGTAGGTTCTAACAAAAAGGTAAAAGATTGACGAGGAACCTCTAAACCAACAATATCAAATACAACTGTAACTTCAAAAGCGTTCAAATCTGGTTTTCCTTGAACAATAGTTCTAATATTGTTCACTCTAGGTTCATAGTTTCTAATTGAAGTCTTAATTTGATCTTCAATTATATAAGAAGTGGTCTGAGTATAGTTCTCAAACAACATTCCTCTCACATTGGAACCGAATAAGGGATCAAAAAACTTCTCAGTAGGTATAGTTTCCACTATGTTCCTAACTGACCTAGCAATTGCACGTTCATTAAGTAGAACGGGCATATCATTAGTAACTGGGTGGGGCATAAACGACAAACTTATGTCTTTAAATCCCCTAGATGTTCGCTTAATCGGCATTGACGAAGCAATGTATATTATTTTCTCTTGTTATTTATACCAGATTTCTTAATTTATGCCATGTTGATAAGAATTCTGCGGAAATTCCTCAATCCAACCATTCATAATGTACTTATTACCAGTTAAAGGTGGATTTCCACGGTGTGTATGAGTCCATCCTGCAGGAAAAACAATGATTTTACCTGTTTTTGGGGCAATTCTACACCTTTGATATAAGAATTCAGTCTCTCCACCTTCAAATCCATCATTTAAGTAAGTAATAACGACTAACTTACGATAGGTGTCAGGAGCACATGCGTCATGATGCCACGTATGATACCCTTCAGAGGGACGAGTCTTCTGTAATTTACAATACTTGTACTCAAAGGGAGTATTTTTAAGTATTTCATATGTTTCCATGTAATGATTAAGTACACTCATTACAATATGATTCCAATCCTGTGCCATTGGTAATGTAGTATTATAGACACTCTGTTCTTCATGCTGTAATAGTTGTGTAAGAAACAGTTGTTCGTTCTTTACTGCACCTGTACTACGAGGAGTAATTAGACCAGCACCAGCAGATGCCATACGCTCATAAAAATCGACAAATTTATCTCCATCAAGATTACTTTGATATTCGGAAATAAAATTGTCGTGATTTCTATAGCCCGTGATTTCGGGAGATTGACTCATCTCCCCTGACCTCTGTATCTTTTACGAGACGAGTTACGGGATGTGGGGGCATATTTTGTATGCTTTCCTGTTCCTTGACGAGTTTTTTTCGGTTTTGATTCTACTGTTTCAACACCGTTAGCGTTAAACATTTTTGCCATAATTAATCTTCAATAAATTCAGTTTTAATATGAGAAGGATCTGGTGTTCCATCAATATAGAAGTCCTGTGCCAAATCCTCCATAGTGTTAAAATACTCGTCTTGAGAGAGATCCTCATAAGCAACCTTACCATCAATTAGAATATTATAACGAGTCATTAGATTACCCTTGTTTTCTCATGACCGACTCGAACTCTTGGATCACACCAGATCTCGAAACCTGCCTCCTTTGCATCTAGGCAGAATGAGACATCTTCGCCACACATGTCTTGGACTTCGCCCGATTCAAAGATTTGCATCTTCGGAGCGAACCAAGGATAAGGCATACCTTCATGCTCAAATACTCCATTCTTGATGAGCAACCAACCAAAACCAGTATAGTCTACTGTAAATGGTTTCTTTCTCTTTGAGATACTTTCAATGGTTTCATGATTCATCACACCACCATTAGTACGGAAGTCATCCTCCTCTAACCAATGAGCAACTGATGTAGTCTTACCATCTTCTGTACAATACCAACCACCAGCAAGATCCTGATCCATTAGAACTAATTGCCAGAACTTTTCTGTATTGAATACTATATCACTATCAATCCATAACTGATAATCATACTGTAACTTACCATCCCAAGGTTTCTGATCAGGTCCTCTTAAGACATTAGCACCTAAGCACTTACATCTTGCGAAGTTAACCATTGACGAATAATCTTGGGAGATCTGTATCGAAGCCTGTGCTTGGACAAGATCAAAGCATAACTGTACAAAACTCTTTAAAAATTGATATGAAACTCCACGACCTGGTAGACAGAATACTACTGTCTTTCCCTTTATGAGTTCTTTTGCTTTATCGTAATCCCACTCTGCTTCTTTTTTTACCACAGGGGATTTCGCTTTAACTGTAAATCCTTTTGACATAACCTACGTAATGTTATAATCATATTATATCCCATTATGTATAGTAAGTCAACTTAAATTATAAGGTAGGGTTATCAGTAACTTGCATCTTCTGTTATATCTGTATCGTATTCTATTTCTTCGTATGTTAGTTCATCCTTAAAGTATGATTGATATATTCTTCCCCATATCAATTTAAACTCATAATCATCAAGATCCTTAAAGAGACACTCTCCTCTTAGATATATGTGATATGTACTAGTCCTCTGATTCTGTAATGATGAGTTCATCGCCATCTGTTTTAAAGGTTACTTCTGTGTCTTCGTACCAACCTTGATCATTTATAACCCACTCTGGTATTCTTAGTAGGTATTCTCCTGTTGCAGTATCAATCTCTATGGGGCGTTTTTGATTTGGGATATTTTTTTGCATACTGTGGATATGATTTTTCCATTATATATCACTTTTGAATTATTCGCAAGTCGTGGACTGTGGGCGTTTTTTAACAGGGAAAAAAAATTTGAGTTTCATTGTAATATTGTTCTCGCTTCCGTAACACTTTGTAGGTTAGGGTAGTTAGTGCTTTTTAAACGGGGGCGGGGGGCGGCGGACCCCCTGCTGATACACGAACGACTAAGACCTGCTGATCACCCCACGCTCTCCCGTGGGTACATATTTCAGGGGTGGGACTGCCACGCCATAACGCCCACCTGTTCGGGTTGCCCATTTGTTTGCTGCCTTGCCGTGTGCCACTGGCAGTTTTGTCACAGTGTAGGTTTTGCCGTTCAGAGAAACTGTTCTTTTTTGCATTTTTTGGGGTTTTAGGGAAAAGAGCACGAAAAAAGACAGGCACTAATGCCTGTCTGATACGTTATAATACGAAGGGGTAGGAGGGGCAGGACGGAGACCAGCACGAACCTGATCTGCTTCGTATGCCTCTAGCAACTCTTTTGCTACCATGTCCTTACAGAACTGAACCATATTAGGGGAGCAGTAGTAACCGTTGCCTGTGATCATTTTGTTTTTCATACTCTTAGTATAGGGAAGGATGGGAGAAAATAGGGGTGGGAGTGTGCCAGTTTATGAACTGGTCACTTTGTCCCACGTTTTGTCGAAGAGGTCGGGATCTGAATCCTGTTCGTTCTCTGCGTCGTCATGATAGAGATCTAAAGAGGCAACGGTTGAGAAGAGGTCAGAGATAAGACGGAGTTCTTCTGAAGTGAAAGTGATTGTTTTTTCCATACCTTTATAATACCATAAAAAGACCCCTGTGGAGGGGTCAAATCTTAAATTAATCTAAAAGTTGTATGAGAAAACGTGTCCGTTCTCAGAGATCCAGTAATCTTGTGAAAGGTTCTCCCATGTGGCGTTCCAATCGGTTTCTACCCACCAAGGGTTTTTATTCTCAAAGAAGCAGTCCTCAACCAACTCTTGAGCGTAGTCTGCTCCTG